TTAATTTTAAAAGCGACTGAGCAGCTTGCAAGTCAGAGATTCCCTTTTGTTCTATTGCATTTGCTGCACTTTTGGATGCCGTTTCCGAAATACCAAGAGCCTCGTTAACTTGATTTTGCAAGTCTCGATATACTTCTGCTTTTTCCGCAGCATCATTATATGCTGATATGATTGAAATAATTGCTGCAGCTGTTGCTGCTGCCGCAGCCACAGGCCAGGCTATCGCCCCCAACGCGGCTGCAAAACCACCTGCTGCCACACTGGCACTTCCAATAGCGCCGGCAAACGCAACAATCTTTGAAGTCACCCAAAATACAGAAAGGGCGCTAAATCCGGAAATCACCAGATCGATGTTATCAGCCAAAAGCGTCATCGCTGGAACAAGAACGGTCAGAAGCGCATCACCAAATGTCAGCCCAATATCCTGCGCCTTGGCCACGGCAATTGACCATTTCCGATCAAACGAATCTGACATGGTTTCAAAGGCTTGTTCAGTTGAACCAGCCTTGTTTTTCATGTCGTCTAGAATATCGGAAAAATCCAATCCAGCTTGTCCGGCCAGCGCCATGACGCCAGTTAACGCCTCGACCGATCCAAACAATTTACCCAACGATTCAACATTGCCACCAGCAGCTTCAATCGTGCTTTCCATAAACCCTTGAAAGCCCTGCGCCTTTAATGCCGCAGCGTTGAATTCAATACCCAGACGATTTGCCTCTTTAGCCGCTTCAGAAGACGGCTTGATAATATTGGAAATAGTCTGCTGTAAGGATGTGACTGCCTGACGGGTTGTTATTCCGCCTTTCGTTAATGCCGCTACAGCGGCTGCAACTTCATCAAATGAAACACCTGCTGCTGCCGCCAATGGCGTCACGCGACCAAGGCTTGAAGACAATTCTTCAATTGTGGTTTTGCCGGCTTTCATGGCCACAAACAGCGTATCTGAAACATCCGTTGCAGATCCTGCCGCGTCACCATAGGCATTCATGATGGATGTCAAACCATCAACGGCAGTCGTGACATCCGTCGCACCGCCAATAGCTAACTTGTTTGCTGCTTCAAGCGTCGTGCTGGCCTCAGCCAACGTCGATGCACCTGCCGAAAATGTCTGATAGAATGCCTTGACTTGCCCTGCTGCATCTGTGCCGAATGTCTTGGCAAATTCCCGCGCCTTGGCCGCCGTGGCATCCATATCCTGGCCAAGTGTACCGACCTCGCCTATGGCCTTGGAAAAATCCAGAGATTGATTAATTGACCCGGTAACAAGCCGTGCTGCCGCTGCAACTGATATGAACGTTGCGGCAAGTCCTTTGACCGAACCTGTTAGACTGGTAATGCCAGGCCGGGCCGCAGCCGCACTTGTGCCAACCTGTTTTAACGCCGCGCTACCGCCCCGCCCTAATTCCCTGACTTCCTTTTCAGCTTTGTCTGCCGCCCGACCGATGCCTTGCAATTCGGCCTTGACGACGCGCGCGCCTGTCTTGGATCCGCGCGGATCAATACCAATCCCAATTGTTTTGACAGCATCAACCATCAGCGCTTAGCCTTTTCGCGTTCACGTTTTCGCTGTTCATTCTTTTTGTCCAGTTCCGCTCGTTCACGCATCAATTGAAACCATTCGGAATCAAGCGCCAGGATCATTTCAGCAGTTGCCATGCGCTGCGAAACATCCTTGATGCCAACGAAATCGCAATATGTATGGATATCGCCCAATGACAGAGGGGACGGTGAGCCGTCCTGATATTTTCTGAAACGGCTCAGGAACGCAAAGGCGTCCCAATAGGCCATTTCATGGCTTTCCGGCACAATGCGGCTACGGAGTGCAGGCGACTTGTCCTCGCGCCCTTCATAAGCCTCCAGAAGCCATTCATATTCATCGCCCCACGTTGTAACCCAACGAAGGGCGGCCTTCAGTTTTTTGCCGTTTCCTCAGCTTCTTCGAGCAGGAAATTATCAAGCGACGTCGCCTTTGTGGCTATTTCCTCGAACACATCCGGAAAGGCCAAAAGAAATCTGGTTACATTCGCCTTGTTGAATGGAATCGGTTTTCCATCAGAGGTGAAACCACGCCAACCAATGATTACCGAATCCACATAAACCTGGATCATCAAATTCCGGTCTTGTTCAGGGGAAAGATTCTTACGACGCTTCGGCGCAAGCTTCATCAACGCCTTGTTATATGCGAGATTTCGACCGCCAGCTCGGCGGATCGTGATAAACTTGCCGTCGCCGTAATCAATGTCTATGCCGTCGCCAACTTCAAGGTTTGGGTCAGTTGTCCATTCTTCAAAGCCATCAAACGCGATTTCTTCAGTCATAATTTCCTCGTCGGGTAAGGTGGCGGGACGGCCCGACACCGCCCCGCCTGATTAGCGCCAATCATTCTTTATCATCGTCGGGGGCGTCGGGTTTCTTTTCAGGCTTGGCTTTTGTGGCTCTTCCAACCTTAATGAGCAGATTACCATAATCGGTTGAAACGTCACTTTCCACACCTTCCCGAAACACCGTTTTCACGGCGTCCGGATAGCCTGTAAATGTGCTTGTAGGAATGATTTTCATCATGCCACCGCGCGTGTAATCTCAATGGCGAAATCATCGGCCGGCGAACCGAGATTGGAATAAACCGCCTGCCAATTCATATCGATCATCACGTCCGTGTTGTTGCCCGGCGTCAGCGCATCACCGCTGCTGAAATACAGCTTCGGAATCCGAAACGTATACTTCTCATTCGTAATCGTACCGATTGTGAAGGACAGGCTTGACGCCGTGTGATTATCTAAAAGGCCCAGAACCTGCGTGTCTTCAAGGTACGCGGACATCGTGCCGGACACATCGACCTGACCCAGACCAATACCGGCTAGATCATCAGAGCCGACCTGATCCTGTGGCCTCAGATTATTGGTGATATTGATCGTCATGCCCTTGATGGTCATTTCCGGGCTGACGCCACCAAAATCCAGAGCTGCAAAACCGGATGCCGCTTCCATGACCGCTTCCGTTCCGGCTGTCGTATAAGTCGCGCCGGCAATAATTGCGGTATCAGATGCAAAAGTCCGGCCAAGGACGGTTGCGTTACCGGTTACGATCTGCTTTGCTGTAATATCCAGATTCATACCGCCGATCAAACAGCCAACATAGCGCCGGTAGACATCGGTGGCGCCGGTTTCAAACGTCTTCTCGAATGTGAAGGCGTGACGGTCGCGGGCATTGGTCAAAACATCAGCGGCCCATGTGCCGCAGAGCAATGATTCCAGATGGTCGTCGAAAGTTGAATAGGACATTTCAAAACCGAACCCGCCGGACACTTGATGCCCAACTTTCACAATATCCGGGATATTGCCATCCGGACGGATTTCGTCTGAAATGACCGTCTGTTTTTCACCGGTCAGAGTTTCGCCGGTAAAGCGTAGATTTTGAAATGCGGGCGTGGCTGGAGTAGTTCCTTCGGTCACTTCCGCAATGTAGGCCAGGCGTGTCCCTGAGCCGTCTGCAAATGCCATATTGGGTATTCCTTCTATATGGGACGGACGCGCATCACTGCGGGCCGAGTGCGCTTACCCAAGGCGCGTTTTCTGATTAAAGCCGATGGGTTATCGGCTGAGTTATCCGTTGAATTCGTCCCGCTCAAACGGGCAAATTACATTCCAGATCAGGAACGGAGGCTCTTCGCGATGTGCCGAAACATATGGAACGCGACAACGCACGCCACCGAAAATCTGATTGCGGAAAATATCCATTGCATTATCTGCCAATGGACGAACCGCAACTTCGCCGTCTCCGCCAGGAACAAAAATCTCGATTACGATTAACCCGACATGACGCACGACATTATTGCCGGGATCGCCTGCACTCATCTGATCAGCACCGCCGGACATCACGGTTAACCGGACTGAATTGCCTGCCGCAGTCGGTGTGAATTCCTGCCCGCTATAGCCAACAGGCGTAGCGCCTGCCCATTGCGTATCAAATCTCGCCTCTATTGCATCATATTCGGTCGTCAGCGTCATTTGACGATGCTTTCAAGTTCGGCAAACGTAGGCGCGACTACGCCAGCAGGTGCCTGTTTTGAATGTCTGTTCTCAAGCGCCTGTGCATATGGCAGGTTATTAGTCAGCCAAATGACTTCATAAGCTGACGCGCCCATAATTGCAGATGTACCGCTTGATATCGTTGTTCCACCTGATGCATCGGTATTTTCAGACGTGCTTAGATCCATATTGCTAACACCAACATTCCAGTTACCCCGGAACCGGCCTGTATCCACCGGGCTTTTGAGGACAACGCCGGTCAATCCGGTTATGGCAAGTTTCTGCGTCAACTTCACGACTGCGTCTTCAGCCAAATCCTCAACCAGATCATCAATGCCAAGAATGAATTGCGTCGGTGTTTCGCTCATCGTGCTACCACAGAAAAGAACGTACCGGCCCCCGCAACATCGCCAACCTGAGTGATTTTCCTTGGAACACCGCCGATTGTCAGTGTGTTATTTTCCTTCGGTGCTGTTGTCAGTCCTTCAAGCCAGAACAAGGTATCTCCAGGCCCAACAACATAATCAGGAAACACATCCTTGATTGGCTTAGCTTGATCCATGACGGCTCGTCCGGTCTCGACTGTTGTGGTCTCCGCATATGTGTGTGTAACGGGATTGTAAGCGCCCTGTGTGACTGCCGTCACTGTGCAAGCCTTGATCACGTCTAACTCAGCCGCAACGTCTGTGAACGCCTCTGCTGCGATTGCAGCAACGGTCGTAACCATTTCAGCCCCGCACGATACGGCCGGAAGTCATGCCGCCGCCGGGATGGCTATTGACCAGCCCGGTCAACAGACCTTCGATTTTCAAAGCCCTGTCCCGCGACGATGCCGCGCTTCCATATTTTGTTTCGGTCTCGACCGGCCCAGCCTTGACACGCTCAAGTTCTACAGAGCCACCACGGTCTAAAACTGGCAACAAATCGGTCCCCGGCAAATTGATAATCGTCGCTTCAAATTGCGCTTCTTTCAATCTATCTGGAATGACATTCGTGGCAATTTCATATCCGTCTTCATCAATAATCCCAACCGTATAGGAAGCCGTCAAATAATTTGATGGCGCATTATCCGCATCGCCCGTGCGCGGCCATGCAAGCGCCTGATCTCTATCCGTCCTGAACCCCTTCCATCGCCCACGATAACCGCGATCAAGATATTGTGCGCCTTTGCGCAGGCCTATTTCTAGTTCCCCATCACTATAGGCCGGCGGAGAACCGCCCCAAACAAATCCGATATCATCTGCATAGGCTTTGAATTCCACCAGAGAGCCGTAGCTATCGGCGTCAGTTCCACCGACTGTGGTATCAAGGGCCATTAGCTTGCACGCCTTGCAAGTTCAGCACCGATTGCCGCGTCAACATCCGCGCTTATCCTTGGGTCATCATTGCCGACAATATTCCTAGCCAATGCCCGTTTGGACATGAATGGCATTCCCGCCCATTCTTCAGGAATTTCTATAACATCCCGCCTCGCCGCTTCAATGGGATCAACCACAACAGCCGGTTCCGTCTTGTCGATTTCCGCGACAGGTTTATCGGGTTTTTCAATCGCGTGAACCGTCCGTCTTACAACTCTGCCAGTCGAAACAATTTCTGCATCCGGATAGGATGATTTTATATAAGCCGCATGAGACGGTTCAACGCATGGCAAAATCGTAATCTTATCCGCAGGTTCTGGTTGTTTGCCCATAAATGCCTTGGCATGACGTACTTGCGCGCTTTGTTTCTGCGCACGCGATTCAGCCGCAACGGCTTTAGCCTTCTCGCCATCAGTCCCGTAATAGACGATATGCATGATTATCTCCTTAATGTCGGGATTGAAAAGGGATGGGCCGTGGCCCATCCCTTGTTTCACGTGAAACATTAGGCAGACGTGATAACCACGCCGGCGAGATCCTTGTCATCATCCATGACAGAATCCCAATTGGTGCCGGTGCCAAGCGCCGTATCATCCGGATTGACGCCGCCATTGGTAACATCCCACTGAAAGCCCTTGAGGCCATTATTGTAGGCAAATTCACCCTGCAACCTGACCTGCAAGTTATCCAGTCCAGTAACCTCGTCGAGAACGATGTCATTCGTCTCCGATACCTCGCAAAGAACCGAATTGTTCACCAGTCCCAGACAATGGTATTGCGTCGGCGAAATCGTCGTTAATGATGCCGAATCCGTCACAATCACCGGCCGGTTGAGAGTAACCGGAGTGCCAGTACGGATATTGAAATTCGACACGCCGTCAACATTCGCCGCCACCTGATCAAGCACCAGGTCGTAATACTGCTTTGAATGCATAACCCAAGCGACAACACGATCGGCGCGGTCACCGAACAACGCCAGACCATTGATAAGGCCATTGGTCGTCAATGTGCCACTCGACGGGACGGTGTATTGAAGCGCTCCAGACGAAACATTGACCAGAGCGGCCCGGGCAGACAGAAGGCCTGCATTGACCATATCAAGCTGCTGTGCAACCGCAATTTGCTGCCCCAGAATCCCAGAGAATTCAATCTCTGAATAACGAGCAAAGATTTTGCGGAAAGCATCGCGTGTCTGATCAACAGGGCCGATTTTCCGATTTAGTTTGACACGAACAAATTCATCCTGCGTCATCGGCAGAATAGTTGCCGCTGCGCCCGATGTGGTGTCACGGCGCGTAACCAGCGAAGTGACATTTTTGAAGAACGATTCATACTCATAATCACCGGGCTTTTCAGCCGTGGTGAGAATGATTGAATTGTTCGAAGCCGCGTTAAAAACGTCGGCCTGTTGAACGAGCGTTTCAGTCGCTCGTGTTTTAAGATATTCCTGATAGACCTTGAAGTCTGATGCGAAACCGGCTGCCATGATTTATCCTTTCAAGAACCGGGTTACGCCGACTTAATCTGGAAGTTGCGTATAGGCTTCGAAGCCGTGTTCTTCGACAAACGAAGCTCGCTCTTTTTCTGTTTTGAAGTCGGCTTTTTTGATAACGCCGGCTCTCCCGGCCTTCGTATCGGCTTGCTTCCCGCTGCCTCCACGACCCTCGCCTTTAAAAAGACTTGGGAATTTTTCAACGGCCCATTTTGCCAAATCCTCAAATGTGGCAGTTCCGTCTTGCGCGCTGCCCGCCAATGGTGTCTCGCCGTCATCGGACATAATCTTGATGACACG